CTCTGCAAGCATGCAGACTATTCGCGTGATCGACTCAGACTCGCGCAATGCTGTAGATGCTACCGGATTCGATTCCGCAGGTAGCCATACTACAATCATTAAGAATTTAGACAACTTCACCAGTCAAGAAACCACTCTTGGTTCTGGTGGAGCTACAGATCCTCTGTTTGCTGCAAAGTATCCAGGTGATCTAGGCAACAGCCTTCTTGTTTCATACTGCCCTGTTTCTACTTCAGATTCAGCATATGACAATTGGACCTACACAGCATCGTTTGACGCAGCTCCAGGCACTTCTGCCTATGCAACAGCACGCAGCGCAACAAACGATGAAATTCACGTGATCGTTGTCGATGAAGACGGCAACCTAACAGGCACCCCAGGAACCGTTCTAGAAACATTCCCATTCCTATCACTTGCATCTGACGCAAAGAACACCGATGGTTCATCTAACTACTACAAGGATGTAATCAACAGCCGTTCTCGCTACGTCTGGGCAACTGCGGCAGACGGTCGCGAAGCAACTAACTGGAGCACTACAACAGCTTCTGGCAAGACATACAATACTGGTGCTGTCGATGCTGTATCACTGTCATTCCAGGGCGGTGTTAGCTCTTCGTCAGTCGGTGTTGATGACATCGCAACCGGCTTCGACCTTGTGGAAGACAAAGACACAATCACAGTCGACTTCCTGATTGCACCCGGCATGTCAAACAGAACAGATCAAACAACTGTTGTTAATGATCTTGTTGGCACTGCTCAGCAAACACGTAAGGACTGTGTGGTTGTTACTTCACCAGCTCGTTCTGATATTGTTAACAGCTCTACACCAAACGCCAATGCGGTGACAACTGCTAACACGTTCACAAGCTCTTCGTATCTTGTTGTTGACAACAACTACCTGAAAGTTTATGACAAGTACAACGATAAATACCGCTACATTCCTGCTGCTTCTTCAACAGCAGGTATCATGGCAGCAACTGATCTTAACGCAGCCCCTTGGTTCTCACCAGCCGGTGCTCGTCGTGGTCAATACCTAGGAATCACTGCGCTTTCCTATACACCAACAAAGGCAGAGAGAGATACTCTGTATAGAGCAGGGATCAACCCAATCGCCAACATTCCTGGCCAGGGTGTTCTTCTATACGGTGATAAGACAAAGCTTGGACGTCCATCAGCATTCGATAGAATCAACGTGCGTCGTCTGTTCCTGGTTATTGAAAGAGCAATTGCAAAGGCAGCGGAAAACACTCTGTTCGAATTCAACGATGAATTTACCAGAGCAGAATTCGTCAACATTGTTGAACCATTCCTACGCAACATCAAAGGTCGTCGTGGTATCACAGACTTCCGCGTTGTGTGCGATGAAACCAACAACACCGCCGATGTCATTGACCGTAATGAATTCGTAGCTAGCATCTTCGTTAAGCCGGCCCGTTCAATCAACTACATCACACTGAACTTTGTGGGTGTTAGAACTGGTGTCGACTTCGAAGAAGTTGTTGGCTTAGTATAATAGCGTCAGAGGAGAAATACAATGGCGATTTTAGGCGTTGATGATTTCAAAGCAAAACTAAGAGGTGGTGGCGCTAGACCTAACCTGTTCAAAGCAACAATCAACTTCCCTGGCTATGCTGGGGGAGATGTTGAGCTAACATCGTTCCTTTGTGAAGCAGCACAGCTTCCTGGATCAACTGTTGGTATGATTGAGGTTCCATTCCGTGGACGCCGTCTAAAGATTGGCGGCGATCGCACATTCGAGGCATGGACAGTTACAATCATTAACGATACCGACATGAGTATCCGCAATGCAATGGAACGTTGGATGAACGGCATGAATGCTCACTCAGCAAACACCGGTCTAACCAACCCAACCGACTACGAAGCCGACCTTGCTGTAGAGCAGCTGGACAAAGATGGTAGCAGCGTCAAGGAATATAAATTCCGCGGTTGCTTCCCAACTGCGATTTCACCGATCGACGTTAGCTACGGCGCAAACGACGAGATCGAGCGGTTCACAGTTGAGTTCCAGGTGCAGTACTGGGAAAGCGACACAACCAGCTAATGTTTTAAGTTGGGTATAAATATTGAGAAGGGCGTCAGCGCCCTTCTTACAATAATTTGAGGATTGAATATGGCAGACGAGCGCGGCTTTACACTTTTCGGCTTTGAGATCAAAAAAGCTACAAAAGCAGAAAAAAAGAACCTTGAATCAATCGTACCTCCCGTTGATGATGACGGTGCGGGGTATGTTACCGCTGCCGGTGCCCACTATGGAACATATGTTGATCTTGGAGACAGCAACAGCAAGATCAAAGATGATGCAACTCTAATCCGCCAGTATAGAGCTGTCTCCCACCACCCAGAGGTTGATGCAGCTGTTGAGGACATTATCAACGAAGCAATCAGCACTGAAGATAACGAAGCTCCCGTTAGCCTTAACCTCGATGAAGTAGAAACATCTGATAGCATTAAGAAATCAATCAACGAAGAATTTGAAAACATTCTTAGCATGTTGAAGTTTAATGCTATGGGCCATGACATCTTCAA